TTATCCCTTGTCGTATGTGCAGCGTTGCTTGTAGGTATGCTGGTATGTTTTGCCCTCTTTTGAAGCACCATGCCTTTCACCCTACCGAAGTACGAATGGGGAACCCAACGTGAGTTATGTAAACGATGCAAGCATTACCGACCGAGCATTGACCGTCCTCGCCTGTACTCGGGCGCAGTGGTCATGCACTGTGCCGTCAACCCCTACACCGCAAGCAAGGGGATCGGCACCTGCATCGACAACCGAACGCGAGGGCCGTGCGGTCCAAGCGGAACATTGTTCCAACCTAAGGAGAGCTGATGAATGAACAAGTGACAGAGCAACCGAAAAGAAAGGCACGCGGTCCCGGTAAGAAGCCGCGTCTTTTCTGTACGAGCATACGTCTAAGCCAAGAGGTCATGGAGTACTTCAACAAGTACCACGCACATGACAAGCAGGCGCAGATGCGTGCTGTTCTTACCGAGTACGTTAGAGATGAACTGAAACTAAAGGAGTCCCAAAATGGGTCGCAAGAAACTGTCTAATGCCGAACGCGCACGCCGCTTCATCGCAGCCAACCCCAACGCCAAGCCGAGGGACATTGCTGCTGCGCTGGCGATCCCCGTGACCACCGTGTACGCTGCTAAGTACAAAACACCGGTAGCCAAGGCTAAGCCGAAGGAAGTCAACATCGACGCAGTGCACAAGCATGCTGTTGCTGAAGCCGAATACAAGAAAGCTGTCGCCGAGGCTGAAGCGGCCAAAGCCGACATGGTCAACCACCCGCCCCACTACAAGGCAGGTGGGATCGAGACCATCGACTTCATCGAAGCCAAGCTGACCCGCGAGGAGTTCATCGGCTACCTCAAGGGCAACGCCCTGAAGTACGCCTCTCGTGTAGGCAAGAAAGACGATGCCGAAGTTGACGCTGGCAAGATGGCTTGGTACGCCATGAAGCTGCGTGACATGCTCAGCATCCAACCGTAAGGGAAAGTCCTCCCCTCAAGCCCCGCTTCGGCGGGGCTTTTTTATGCCAGTTCCCACCACGAAGGTACTTGACAAAGTCAAGGAGAGCGTCTACATTGGGGGTATGGCAGCGACACCTGAGTCCAAAGTCAAGGACAAAATCAAGACCATCCTCAAGAAGCACGGCGTCTACTTCGCCATGCCCATCGGCACCATGTACGGCAACAGTGGCGTGCCGGACTTCCTGTGCTGCGTGGCGGGGCACTTCCTCGCCATCGAAGCCAAGGCAGGCAAGGGCAAGACGACAGCCCTGCAAGACAAGCACATCAGGGAGATCATGGCCCAAGGCGGCACCGCCATGGTGATCAACGAGACAAACATCAACGAACTAGACGAGCTACTGGAGAGCTTGGTATGAGCAACGAGATACGCGAAGCAGTGCAGATGGTGCTGACCCGGATGGAGACACACCCGGATGATTTCTTCAGCAACGACCTACTGCGCACTAACGCAAGCACCCGCTTCGGGTGGGTATGGGGTGTGCTCAACGGCGACAGATACGGTCTGAACGAAGCCGAGATTGACGCGCTCAAGCAGGGCTACGACAAGGTCATGTACCGCAAGTTCCACGACCGGGTGTTGGAGTCCCTACTGAATGAGCCCGAGCAATATGAAAAGATGGATAGGCAGGGCAGCTCTCTGAAGCCACCGACCAAGCTGACGACACTCACTCAAAGTCAGATGGCTGTGGCGAAGAAGCTAGGCTTGACTGCGCAGGAGTACGCACGAGCCACAGCCCCCACGTTCAAGACGTAACACTGTTCCACCTCATGCACATACTGACCATCGACTTTGAAACGTACTACGACCAAGAGTTCAGCCTGTCGAAGCTAACCACTGAGGAGTACATACGCGGTGACGAGTTTGAAGTCATCGGAGTATCAGTGCAGGTGGATGATGGGGAGCCCAAGTGGTTCTCGGGTACACGCAGCGAGACAAAAAAGTTTCTTGAGGGCTATGACTTTCCTTCACATTTGGCGCTGGCTCATAACGCTATGTTTGATGCCGCTATTCTTAGTTGGCATTTTGGTATTTGCCCTCGGGGTTGGCTTGACACTCTCAGCATGGCTCGTGCTGTGCATGGCACGGAAGTTGGCGGCAGTCTTGCTGCCCTAGCTCAGCACTACGCAATCGGCGTCAAGGGCGAGGAGGTCATCGCTGCCAAGGGTCTGCGAAGGGCAGACTTTAATCCTAGCAGCCTAGCCCGATACGGCGAGTATTGCTGCAATGACGTTGCCCTGACGTACGACTTATTCAAGCACCTGTCCGCAGAGTTCCCGAAGTCTGAGTTGCGTTTGATTGACCTGACGATCAAGATGTTCTCGGAGCCGACGTTGCAGTTGGACACGAATATGTTGCTCGACCACATCACCGACGTGCAAGTAAAGCAGCAGGAGTTGTTGAGCGCTGTGACGATGGTGGACAAGGATCAGCTAATGTCCAACCATAAGTTTGCTGCAACGCTAAGACTGTTTGGCGTGGAGCCTCCGATGAAGATCAGCCCGACCACGGGCAAGGAGACGTTCGCTTTTTCCAAGACCGACGAAGAGTTCAAGGCCCTGCTCGAACACGAAGACGCACGTATCCAAGCGTTAGCATCCGCAAGGATTGGCGTGAAATCTACTCTTGAGCAGACGCGCACTCAGCGGTTCATCGAGATCTCCGGACGAGGCGCTATGCCAGTTCCCCTTCGCTACTACGCTGCGCATACGGGACGGTGGGGTGGTGACGATAAGCTCAACCTTCAAAACCTGCCGCGCACATCGGGGTTGAAGAAGACCATCGTTGCTCCGGTGGGGTATGTCATCTGTGACTCAGACTCATCGCAGATCGAAGCACGTACGCTAGCGTGGTTAGCAGAGCAGGACGACTTGGTGGAGGCGTTTGAAAAAGGTGAGGACGTATACAAAATCATGGCTGCGGCTATCTATGCGAAGAGCATCGCAGCGATCACGAAAGAAGAAAGATTCGTTGGAAAGACAACTATCCTTGGTTCCGGATACGGGATGGGGGCGAAGAAATTTGAGACAGCGCTTAAAAACGCTGGCGTGGAAGTTACGCTGGAGGAGGCGCAGCGGATTATCGAGACCTACCGTAGTACCAATGGCAAGATACCTGATCTGTGGCGCAAAGCTCACGAAACTTTGGACTGGATCGCCAATGACAAGACCGGTGATCTAGGTCGCGGCGGCTTGCTGAAGGTCGAAGGCAGGCGTGGGATCCGCCTGCCCAATGGCATGTACCTGAAATACCCCAATCTGCGCAAACGTCAAGACCCGGAGACGGGCAAATACGAGTACGTTTACGACACCAAGAAGGGGAAGACCGTGGTGCCAAATCGCATCTACGGGGGTAAAGTGGTGGAGAACGTATGCCAAGCCCTTGCTCGGATCATCATCGGTGAGCAGATGCTGATGATCGCCAAGAAGTACCGAGTGGTGATGACCGTGCATGACGCCATCGCGTGCCTGATCCCTGAAGACGAAGCTGACAACGGCAAGGAGTACGTTGAGTTGTGCATGCGCCTACGCCCGTCGTGGGCGTCGGAGCTACCTCTTAACTGTGAGGCCGGATACGGGACGAGCTATGGCGATTGTTAATGTGGTTGAAGTACGCCCAAACAAGAAAGATCCGTACGTGTTTACGGATCTAGCTAAAACCTTCAAAGATGTACTTACCCGTATTGGGGTACAGGCAAAGCATGTGGTCGACACGCTGCCGTCTGAGGGGGTGAACTTGATCCTTGGGTGGTCGCCAAACTGGGTTGAGACCAATGCAGCCAAGCTCCCGAAGCGGCGCACCATCCTGTACAACGCAGAGCAGCTAGGCAGCGAGTCCGACATTGTTAAGAACGACTACGTGGACACACTGCTCGGCTACGTAGTTGCCGACTACAGTTTTTTGAACAAGGAAACGCTTGTGGGGTACGGAAAGAACCCCAAAGAGGTCGTCATCCTACCCGTGGTGCCGACTCCCTCCATCAAGTACAAGGTCGCTGCGGCTACGGAAGGTACGCACGACATCGTGTTCTTTGGCTCTGCCAACGAGCGCAGAGACAAGATGCTTGAGCGGCTGCGCGAGGAAGGCATGTCGGCGGGGCACGTGGGTGGCTTCAGTCAGAACCTCGCCCCGTACGTCAAAGCCGCCAAGATCGTGCTGCATGTGCACTACTACAGCACCAACATGTTCCCGGCTATCCGCTTCCTGCAACCGCTAGCGTACGGGATACCCATCGTGTGTGAGCGCTCTGTGCTCCCCCGCGATCAAGGGTGGGACGAGTCGGGCATCGTGTTCACCGACTACGAAGAGATCCCTGCGGAGTGCAAGAAGTTGTTGGACGACCCGCAACGCCAACGCGCCATCAAAGCGCAGTACACCAAGTTCCTTAACTCTATCGACGTGGAGACACCGTGGAAAGATTTGCTCAAGAAAGTGAAGGCATGAAGTCCGTTCAAGAGGTCAACTCATTTGTTGACTACGCCTATCCGACCATGATGGCGGAGAAAGCGTTGAGGGCACTGCATGACGCAGCACTGGAGAAGAATTGGTACGAAGCCCGACAGCAAGCCCTGTACACGATCAAGTGGGCAGCGGAGGCGCACGCAGCATTGCTGGTAATGGAGCAGAAGGATAAGTAATGAGCCTACGAGAAGCAGCGCAGCAGGCGCTTGTGTGCGTGGTTTGTGTGCGCGACATGGCGGTTCACCCGGACGAGCGTATGCGCGACATGGCGGTTCATCCGGACAGTGTTCAGATGTTTGAGAACACCATCACCGCCCTCCGCACCGCGCTTGCGGAGCCTGAGCAGGGGCCGGTGGCGTATGTGAGCGGGGTATATGCGGGGCACTTCACTGTTGTTCCGACTAACCCTGCACTTGTTCTGACTACAGGAATGGCCCTCTACACCCACCCCGTAGACGACACCGCCCTGCTGCGGCAGGCTTGGGAAGCGTTGAGGAACGACGATATTCAGCAAAGAATGAAAGCCATCACCGCCCTGCGCGAACGACTGGAGGGCAAGGCATGACCCCGCAAGAAGTTATCCACATCAAAGCCGCCAAGTACGCCAACACCTGCAAGGAGCAGTTTCTTCAGAAGGTCAAGGAAGGCGTCATCGAACCCCGCACCAAGAAGATGGAAGGGTGGATATGGATGGCCCACTACGAAGGCTACAGGGATGCGCTGCAAGA